TTGTAACAATAAAAATAAAATTTAAAAATTAGATTATGAACAAAAACAATTTACAGCGATTCATTCAAAAATATTCGTTGGGCGGGGTTATTGAATCGGTAGCTTGGAACGCACAAGGGAATACGTTATCCGTTAGATTTATTTCAGATGATAAGACGATGCTAGGAGAAGTATCTTACAACTCATTTACATCAAAACCATTTAATGTTGGTATTTATACAACATCATTATTGAAAAACTTATTAAGTATTTTAGATAGTGATTTATCATTAAATGTTGATATGGCTGGCGATAGAGCAACTGCATTGAAGTTGATATCGGAAGAAACCGAAACATCATATCAATTAGCCGATTTGGGGGTAATTCCAACCGTTCCGGATTTGAAAGAATTGCCAGAGTTTGGTATTAGTATAGAGATGGCATCTAATATGATTGATAAGTTCATTAAAGCGAAAGGAGCATTAAGTGATGTAGATACATTTGCAGTGTTTACCGAAGCTGGAGATTTAAAAATGGCTATCGGATATTCGACAATATCAACCAATAGAGTAACATTCACTTGTGAAAAAGGTTACGCTGGCGAGGTTAAACCAATTTCATTTTCGGCTAAATATCTTAAAGAAATCTTAACGGCCAATAAGGAAGCAACATCGGCTAAACTCAAAGTATCATCGGATGGATTGGCTCATGTGGAATTCATCATAGATGATTTTGTATGCAAATATTATCTCGTAGAAATAAGTAATTAATAAATAAATATAAATAATGGTAGAAGTATTAGAAACTCAGAAAAATTTAACAGAATTTGAAACGGTAGAAAGTAAAATTCTAACTGATACAACTACATCAACCGAATCCAAAATTAATCCAGAACCGATTCCAATTGAAGATGCCGAATGGTGTTTTCAATTTTTCAATAATGAACCAACGGTATTTGCGTATTCGGTAGAGGGTGAGAAGGCAGTTCCATTGGTATTTCAAATTGAATCAGTGGAGACGCAAGGTTTAATTTTTAGCCAAAATGGAATGGAATTTAAAATATTCCCAAGACCAATTAGTGAAGCAAGTAAATTAGACAGAGCAAACCCGAAGAAGAATGAGATTTGATAGTTTGATAGAAAATGTAACCCAGTGGGCATCGGATAGAGATATCTTAAAGAAAGAAAACGCACCAAAGCAATTATTAAAGGTGTTGGAAGAAGTGGGTGAAACTGCTGGGGCACTTTTAAAATCCAACGATGCGGAAATTAAAGATGGTATTGGTGATTCATTTGTAACACTTATCATTTTAGCAAAACAGCTGGGACTAGACCCAGCTGATTGTTTAGAAGCAGCGTGGAACGAGATTAAAGATAGGAGAGGTAAGACAATAAATGGTGTATTTGTAAAAAATTAATATACCAAATGATTGAAAATTATAAATATAAAAATTAAATTATGAGTTTTTTCGCAAACGATATTAATAAAAGAGAAAATTCTCTTTGGGTCGAACGATATAGGCCAACTAATTTAGCCGATTACGTTGGTAATGAGACCATCAAAGAAACTATTCAACAATATTTGGATAATAACGATATTCCGCATTTACTATTGTATGGAAAGGCTGGTACGGGAAAAACCACATTAGCTAAGTTAATCGTAAACACAATCAAATGTGACCATATGATTATCAATGCATCGGATGAAAACAATGTTGATACCGTTCGTAACAAAGTAAAAGGATTTGCATCATCGGTAGGTTTCTCCGGATTTAAGGTTGTAATTTTAGATGAATTTGACTATATGACTCCAAATGCGCAAGCGATTCTTCGTAACTTAATGGAAACATTTAGTAAGCATTGTAGATTCATTTTAACGTGTAACTACATTGAGAAGATTATTGACCCGATTCAAAGTCGATGTCAATCTTTTGCAATCATACCACCAACTAAAAAAGATGTAGCTTTACAAGTTTCAAAGATTTTAGATAAAGAATCTATTAAATATCAATTAAAAAATGTGGCTGATGTAATCAACTCCCACTATCCTGATATTCGTAGAATCTTAAATACGTGCCAATTACAATCAGCAAAAGGAGAATTAAAAGTAGACCATTCGATTATGGTTGAATCAAACTTCCAACTAAAATTAATTGAACTTCTTTCATCGTCAAATGATAAACGAAATCTATTTTTAAGTATTAGGCAGGCGGTGGCTGATAATCGATTGAATGATTATTCGGAAATGTATAGTATGTTATACGATAAAGTGGATGAGTATGCAGCTGGAAATACTGCAAATGTAATACTAACCATTGCGGATGGATTATCGAAAGATGCTCTAGTGGTAGATAAAGAAATTGTCTTTATGAGTACGATTATTCAAATTTTAAATATAATAAAATGATAAACGAAACATACCAACAACCTCATATAAATATAAAAGATACACGTGATGTTTCGTGCGAATGCGGTAACTTAATTTTTATGCCAGGATATAGATTTCGAAAGGCTTCGAAGTTATTAACCGGTGGCGATAAAGATACCGTAATGCCATTTGAAATATTCTTATGTACTAATTGCGGGAAACCGTTGCAAGAGTTTTTACCAGAGGAACTACAAACTTCAAAAAATTAAATTAATGGCAGCTAAAAAATTATTCGACCATTTAACCGCTATCACAGTAGAGCAAGACCCAAATTATTTCGATAAATTAACGGAAGAAGATGTAAAAACGTGGAGCAACTTTATGATTAATAGATTTTTATCTATGAAGCCGGAATGGGTCGAGCTAATCGCATCATTATTACCATTGACTCAAACATTACGACCAAATGAAATGTATAAATTATATATTGGAATTTTACCAAAAGGTAAGCAATATTTAAAATACACAAAGGGAAAATCAGCCGATAAATATGAAGAGTTTTTAGTAGAATTGATTAAAAGAGAGTATTCTGTACCAGAATCACAGGCAATCGATTATATAGATGTATTATACGCTTCGAGAGAAGGTAGAGAAAACATCAAATATATATGCGAGATGTATGGAATAGAAAAAAAACAAATTACAAAATTAAAATTAAAGATATAATTATTTGGATTTTTGAAATTAAATTCGTATATTTGTGTTAGTATTATTTAAATAAATCCACTGCCGCACAGCAGTGGATTCTCAATTTTAAAAAAATAAAATAAGTTATGAAAAAAAAGAAAATACTTCTTTTATCCGATGACCTACGGATGGCAAGTGGAATTGCCAACGTATCAAAGCAGTTGGTATTGGGGACAGTCGATAAATACGATTGGATTCAATTGGGTGCAGCAATTAAGCATCCCGAAGCAGGTCAAATATTGGATTTAACAGATAGTGTTATAGCGGAAACGGGCGTTCAAAACGCAAGTGTAAAAATTTACCCGTTCGATGGATATGGTAATGCTGATATAATTAGGCAATTACTAATGGTAGAAAGACCCGATGCAATTTTACATTTCACAGACCCACGCTATTGGATTTGGTTATACGAAATCGAACACGAACTACGTCAGTCAGTTCCATTATTATTTTATCATATTTGGGATGATTTGCCTGACCCAAAATATAATAGAGATTATTATGAAAGTTGTGATTGGATTGGATGTATTTCAAAGCAAACGTATGGTATTACAAAACGTGTATGGGGGTGGGATACCGAAACCTATTGGACTAAGCCAAAAGATTGGCAGGTAAGCTACGTTCCACATGGTATAAATTCAGAATTGTATAAGCCAACCGATGTACCTGATGATTTTAAAAAGAGTATCTTTGGTGATAAAGAATATGAATTTGTGTTATATTGGAATAATAGAAATATCCGTAGAAAGCAGCCAATGGATGCAATGTTAGCATTCGATGAGTTTAGGAAATCGCTTCCAAAGGATAAGTGGGATAAAGTGTGTATGCTAATGCATACTAATCCAATCGAAGAACATGGAACTGATTTGGTTACATTCGTAAATCATTGTATTCCGGAATCTACTGTAATATTTGCACCAAATAGATATACAGAACAGCAATTGAATTATCTATATAATATGGCAGATGTGACAATTAACGTTGCATCA